CGGTTACACAATAAAAAAACTGGAAAGACAGCCAGACCTGCAAGACGGCCTGCCTGTTTACTTGGCTATCGACTGGGAGCCGATGGAAATATCGTTAGTCACAATCCCCGCCGATCCCGGCGCACAAGTGCGCAGCGAAGGCGAAACAAATTTAGTCACAATCACTAACCAAGAGGGTAACGCTATGACGGCAAAAGTCGAAGAGCAAACGACCGAAACGCGCGGAGCTGCTCCGACTGTACCGGGCACCGTAGAAAACAAAATTGACGAGTCGGCTATTCGTGCCGATGCGGCAAAAAATGAGCGCACCCGCGTTTCCGAGATCCGCAGATTTGGGCAAATGTCGCGTATTGATGATGCTGTTGTAAATGATCTGGTCGAGCGCGGCGTCGATCTGGATGCGGCAAAAGCGGCCATGCTCGAATCCTGGTCCAAAAAAGTGGATGCCGAAACCACGCGCGGCGATGCCTCCGTTATCACCGATGAACGGGATAAGTTTATCGAAGCCGGTGTTAACGCCATCCGTGGCCGGGCCGGTGTCGACAAGATGGACGGTGGCAATCAATTTCGCGGCATGCGTATGACCGAAGTTGCCAAGCTATGCCTTGAGCGTGTAGGCGTATCAGCCATAGGCATGGATGAACGCGACATGGTCAAGCGCGCATTTACGACCAGCACCAGTGATTTCCCGGTCTTGTTGGAAAATGCCATTCATAAAACCCTGCTGGTGGCCTATAACACAGCTAAGCCGACCTTTACCCGCTTTTGTGCCATCGGCTCGGTAACGGATTTTAGAGCGCATAACCGTTATCGCTTGGGTTCATTCGGCAATCTGGATGCGTTAACCGAAAACTCCGAGTTTAAAAACAAATCCATTCCCGACGGCGAAAAATCCAGCATTACTGCTGGCACCAAGGGGAATATTATCAATGTCAGCCGTCAAATGGTTATCAACGACGATCTGGGGGCATTTATCGGCTTGGCGCAAATGTTGGGTAATGCGGCCCCTCGTACTATTGAAGCCGACGTTTATGCTTTGTTGGCGAGCAACCCCGTCATGCCTGATGGTATCGCGTTATTCCATGCCGATCATGACAACTTGGCTGCATCCGGCGCTGTAGTGTCCGTTACCTCCATCGAAGCCGCCCGCGTCGCTATGTCTAAACAGCTCGATATAAGCGGTAATGATTTCCTGGATTTATCGCCGGCGCTTTGGCTAGGCCCTAAGTCCTTCGGCGGCCAAGCTCGCGTTGTCAATGATGCGCAGTATGACCCTGATACAGCCAACAAGCTGCAAATGCCTAACCGCGTGCGTGGACTGTTCCGAGACGTCATCGATACGCCAAGAATCACCGGCACCGAATGGTACACATTCGCCGATCCAAACGAAGCCCCGGTCATCGAAGTGGCCTTTTTGAACGGCGATCAAGAGCCGTTTTTAGAAAGCGAACAAGGCTTTGACGTTGACGGAATGCGCCTGAAAGTCCGCCTGGACTACGGCGTTGCAGCCGTTGATTTTCGCGGCGGCTACAAAAACCCCGGCGCAAACTCTTAATTAACCGGCATGGCGGCCCTGTAACGGGCCGTCAACCTTAATCATCAGAATAAAGGAAAGTCAACATGGCTAATAATTACAAACACTCCGGCGACATTGTTGATTACGTCAATGGTACCGGCGCAGCGATAGCCAGCGGCGCACCCGTTGTTATCGGAAATCAGCAGATGGGCATTGCCCTGATTAGTATCGCTATCGGCGCAACCGGAGGAGTTGCAAAAAAAGGCGTTTTTGAACTTGCCAAAAACACCGGTGACGCCGTCACCCAGGGGCAAAAACTCTGGTGGGATGGTGCGGCGGGCGAAGTGGTTAATGCTCCTGCCATCAACACCTATTTCATTGGTTACGCCGATCAAGCCGAGCTGGCTGCAACGGCAACCGTACTGGTTGACCTTGAGGAATTTAATGAGGAGGGTCCGCGGGCATTAACGTTGTCCGCAACCGGTGCGCAAACGCTCAATGTCGGAGATTTTGGCGGCGGCGACTTGATTTTATTCGCGCCGAATACCGCCGCCCAAACAGTCAATCTTCCGAGCGTGGCCGCTATTCCTCCAGGGTCAAAGCTATTTGTGCGCAAAACCTCAGCCGACGCTCAAGCCGTAACGCTTGATCCGGCAGCTAGCGAAACCATTGCCGGTGGCGCAACCTTTGCGACCATTGATGCGGCCAATGACCTTGCGCAGTTTGTATCGACCGGGGCGGCTTGGGCGCTGATGCATTCAATCATCGCCTAAGCAATATTCTGATATTTAGCCATTAATGGACAAGATGATGCCTGCAAAAGACCCGTTATCGTATTCGATGATCACTTATGTCTGGGTATTCGGCATATCGCTGTTAGGCGGTATTGCTGGCTACATCCGCAAAATAAAAACCGGTCATTGCCGGTTTTCGGTTTCCGAGCTGATCGGAGAGCTGGTTATATCAGGATTTGTCGGTGTTTTGACTTTTTTCATGTGTGAATCAGCGCAAATGCAGCCGGTTTTGTCGGCGGCGTTTATCGGTATTAGCGGGCATATGGGTAGCAGAGCGATTTTGATTTTTGAAAAGCTTGCGCAGTCCAGATTGGAAAAGTGGTTGGTTAAATAATGGCAGCTAAAACACTAGACCAAGGATATCTATGACAAAAACTACTCCAGTTGGAGCCAAATTAGTGACAACCCTGCTCGACAATGCATCAGCCGTCGCAACGTCAGAAAGCTGCGCTATTAGTCCGGGATCAAGAGTTATTCAGAGCGTGCTAACCGGCAGCGGCGCCGTGTCGGCAACAGTTGAGTGGTACGGATCAAATAGTCCGTCAACCGCGCATGGTGTATTGATTGCGACCTCGTATTTATCCGGCACCCATAGTGACTCATCCGGCGATTATATCGCGGCGGAGTGGCCATACATGTATATCAAATTAACAACTATTAGCGGCACATCGGCATCAGTTACCGCAACAGTGGGGGTCTAGTGATGAGCGCGTCTGTATTAACAGCCGCCAGTGGGCGCCAGGCCAATAGTCGTCTGGTGTTTGATAAGGCTGACTCATTTAGCCCGGTTTTCACAAAAACCGCCGCGGGCGCATTGAGCATAAAAGCGGACACAGGGCTGGCTGTTGGAAATGATCTGGTTAAATTCAGATTCGACACCGCTGTCGTTATGCCGACACTTAACGGTGGCATCGATTACGCTATCTATGTGTGCTCTGATGGTAGCGTCAGGGCGGACTCTAATTTTACTAGCCCGACCGGATACACGACGAACAATAGTCGTTTGATCGGCGGGTTCCACTACGGACTGGTTGCGGCTGGTGAAACGGTAGCGGGTGGCTCCTTCGCAACAACCGGCCCCGGCATGATTTGGACTCAATCAGATGTTGACAAGCTTGCAGGCATCAACCACTACTCAATATGGGACTTAAGGTTTAGACCTAAATGTCCGTCGCCAAAGGGTATGGCGTTTGTCAATGACATATGGGTGGATGTATATCTATGTTCGACCGATACAGCCGCAAATGGCACTAGCAAATCCGGCACAAACATAGCGTCAGGTACAGTTTTGCCCAAAATCCCTATCGCGTTCGGCGGCAACGGAACGTTAAATTATACGAACATGACATGGTGGGCGGCTAATGAGCTGGCTCGCGCGGCCGGGAAACGCTTATTACGAGAAAGCGAGTTTGTTGATGCGGCGTTTGGAGTGACTGAAAATCAATCAATCGATGCGACAGCTTCGACATATCCGCTGACGCAGCGAAACCCTGGCTACACGAGTAAATACGGGATTGAGCAGGCGACGGGCCACCATTGGATATGGGGTAGCGACACCGGCACTCAGGCGTCCGGATTTGCGTGGGGGAGTGTCAATGGCGGGCGCGGACAGATGTACCATAATACCAATACGAGAGTCTTGTTAGGCGGCGCGCGTACGAGCGGCTCGAGCTCTGGCTCTCGCGCTTCCTACTGGGTCAACTTTCCGTGGGACTCGAACTGGAACTTCGGCTTGCGCGCTGCCAGTGACCACTTGCAACTTGATTGAGCGAGCGGAAGCGAGTGATGGATTTTTTAAGCGACGAATTTGCCAGTCAACGGCAACTGGCGATTATTGAGCGGTTTGAAGGGTTTATAAATTATATCTATCCGATAGCGCTTAATATTCGCCGATCGCACCACGTCATTCGGGATCGATTGATTGGTGCAATGTTTGATCAGGTTAGCTTTTTACAGCAGGCAGGAAAATCAGCGCAAATATCAAAGCTGTATCTTGCCGATGCCGGATTGGCACACCTGAGATTTTTACTGCGTTTCCTTGCTAACGAAAACAGGCGGCTCATCAGCCGGCATCAGCACGAGGTGGCATCGATTCACCTCGCTGAAACCGGGAAAATGCTTGGCGCATGGATAAAAAGCAAGGCAGTAAAGGGATGATTAAGATAAAAGCGGCACGCGTACGAACGGCTCGAACTCTGGATCTCGCGCTTCCAACTGGAACAACTATCCGTGGAACTCGAACTGGAACATCGGCTTGCGGGCTGCCAGTGACGACGATTATCTTCCGCGCCGACCGGTTAAGGCCGCCGGCGCCGATCACGCTGTTTTGTGGTCAGCTTCATCATCCTGCTTCGGCAAATACATTACGAGGTCAAGAGATCGTCGAGTAGGAACTTTCGAAAGACGAACTTGCAACTTATGGGTAAAAAATACAAAAATCTAATCGCGGAAATCGCCAGTATGCCGAATCTGTATCGAGCTTATCAAAAGGCGGCAAAAGGCAAGCGATATAGCGCCGGGCATTTGCAGTTTAAGCAACACTTGGCGGCAAATCTCCGTATGCTTTCAGATGCGCTACGGACTGGTAGTTACAGGCCGTCACCGCCAAACATATTCTTTGTTAATGAACCTAAGCGCCGAGAGATTTCCGCGTTGCCTTTTGCGGATCGAGTGGCTCAGCATGCCTTATGTAATGTGATAGAGCCTATTTTCGATCGGACGTTCTTGCCTAACAATTACGCATGTAGAGCGGGAAAAGGGACGCATGCTGCGGTAATTGAGGCGCAAGCTATTATGCGTCGGGGCCTTACTCACTGGTTAAAGCTGGATTATTCAAAATATTTTGCCAACATTGATCGCGCCGTCTTGCATGGCGAGATCAGGAGAAAGATAAGCTGCCAAAGTACATTGGCGCTTATTGCTGCATTTCTTCCCGCCGCTGGCTGCGGCCTACCGATCGGAAATCTGACCAGTCAGCTTTTTGCTAATGTTTATGGGCATATCCTTGACCGCTATCTTACTCATACGCTCCATATTAAGCATTGGCTGCGCTACATGGATGACACGGTGATTTTTTCGCATAGCCCCGAGGCGCTGGCGGTATTGCAATTCGGGCTTAAGTGGTTTTCAGAGGCTAACATGGGTCTGACGTTTTCAAAGTGGAGTATCGGGCATGTGTCGCATGGGCTGGATTGGCTGGGTTACCGTATTTGGCCGACGCATAAGCTAATCCGTCGCAGATCAGTAATTGCCGCTAAACGAAAAATTAAAAAATACCGCGCATCTAATAACGATGCTGCGCTTAACAAATTCATCGCATCATGGCGCGGTCACGCAAATTGGGCGAATTCATATAATCTTCTGAACAGGCTTGGGGTCTAGTATGAACGATTTATTTAGTCCGGATACCGGCGAGCATATCATTACAGAGAGCCCACAACCGTGGATGGGCAGGGCGGGAACTCCGCCACCGGAATATGATCGAGCTATTTCAGGTTGTTTTTGGCGGGATGGTGCGTGGGTCATTATAGATGCTGTCGCATTACTCCAGGCGGGGGTAGTTCCTGGATCGATCACTATGCGACAGGCTCGGTTGGCATTGCTCCAGGCGGGGTTGCTGAACGTGGTATCCGATGCAGTGTCCACTATGCCACAAGCAGCCCAGATCGAGTGGGAATACGCAGTAGTATTGCTGCGCGACAACGCGCTTGTCTTGCAGGTTGCGGACGAAATGGGCTGGTCGGCCGACCAGTTGGATGCGTTATTTTTGGCGGCCGCGGCGCAATGAACTTCGCCGACCTAATGCCCGCCAGTACCTTTACCGCCGCCCTCGGTGATAGCGTGACCTATCACGCCCCGTCCGGTGCGGTCGGAATAAAGGCGATGGTGAATGATGATGTCGAGCCGGTTTTTTCCAATGAGCCGCATATATCAGCCAAGCGCAAGCATATAGACGTTGCATTGCAGGATGCCCCAGGACTCAAAATTGGTTCTGAATTTACGATTGGCGGCGTCAAATACACCGTTGATGACATCGTCGCTAACGACAACCAATTTGCTACCTGCGTGCTCAAAAAATGACCGACACCATCAGAGAACAGATCATTGCCGCCTTTACCGCCCGCGCGGCTGTATTATCAAATTTACCGGTCCAGCGTGTAC